TTCACCACAATGCATACAAGATTGATCTGCTAGAAAATCATTCAATAACAAAATTCTTTTGCGATAATTTCTACGAGCAACCTTTTTGATTGTTTCTTTGTATTTTTCATAGTGTTCATTCATCATTTTATTTATAAGTTATAACACTTATAAAACTACTCGTTTAGAAAACTGATTATTATAAATATTCTGAAATAACATAGACTTCAGTTTGTTCGTTTTGAAGTCTGATATAGGAGTATAGACATGAGTTTCCTTGTATCTCCCGGCGTTCACGTTAGAGAAATTGATCTAACAGGTATCGTTCCCGCAGTTCCAACAACAATTGGTGCTATTGCTGGCGCATTTCAAAAAGGTCCAGTTAGTTCTATTGTGACTGTTGGTAACGAAGATGATTTAGTAAAAGTTTTTGGAAAACCTCAAGGTAGTTCAAATCAGTTTGAAGCATTTTTTACTGCTGCTAATTTTCTTCAATATTCAGACCAACTTAAAATTGTTCGGTGCGAATCTGGTGTTACAAATGCTATTGCATCTGGAACATCTTTCATCATTAGAGATGATGATCATTACGAAGATTCTTTTGCTGATGGGCAAGGTTCTGTTGGTGAATGGGCTGCAAGAACTGCTGGAATTCATGGTAATTCTCTCGGTGTTTCTATTTGCGCCAATTCAACAGCATTTGAAGAACTTGCTGTCACCACCACAAGTGCTGAAGAGGCGATTGGTCAAACAGTTATTAGTGTAACCGATGGTACGGTTTTCACAATTCATGATATTGTTAATTTTGGTGAGGCACTTGGTTTTGAATATCAAGTTACTGCCGCTGATGCATCCACCATTACAATTAAACTAAAAGATGATCCAAATGGTTCTGGTCTTCAAAGTACGATTGCTACTGCTACAAATATTCGGCGTCGTTGGAGATTTTATGATTTGTTTGATGCGGCCCCTGGCACATCAGATTTTGCAACACAGAATACAAGAGGAACACAAGATGAATTGCATATTGTGGTATATGATCAACTTGGAGAAATCAGTGGATTTGCTATAACCAGCAATGGCAATAGAACTAATGCTGTCTTAGAGACATTTGCAAACCTTTCTAAAAACTCAGTTGGTAAGTCACCTCAAGGTGATAGTACTTATTATGTAGATAAAATCTTTAGAACTTCTAATTTTGTTTATTCAATGGACCACAATACAGCTGGTACAAACTGGGGAACAGATTTTACTGGTGAAGAATCAGAGATTGTAATGGAAGATGGTGGTTCAGACGGTGCTGGAACCAATGCTGGAGACAATGTTGTTTTGGATGCTACTGGCACTTCAAACGAAAACGAAAACGGCAAAATTCAACTTGAAGCAGGTGGCAATTCATATGCCGCACTTGACACACCAACAACAACAAACCTTAAAAATGGTACTGATGATTATGCAGTTACAGCAGGAGAACTGCAAATTGGATATGATAATTTTGATGATGTGGAATCAGTTGATGTTAATCTTATTCTTGGTGGTAAAGGTGGTGGTTCTGGTGATACAGCATCCACGCAAGATACACATGCTACTATGTTAACTGCACTCGTAGAAACAAGAAAAGATTGCGTTTCATTCCTTTCGCCATACCGTTCTGCAACCGTAGGGGTTTCAAGTTCTATCACTGCTACAGAGAATGTCGTTGATGCATTTGATCTTTGTCCATCTTCATCATATGTTGTTTTTGATAGTGGATACAAATACATGTATGACAAGTATAATGATGTATATCGTTTTGTTCCAATGAATGGTGATACAGCTGGTCTTTGTGTTTACACAGATAATGTCGCTGACCCTTGGTTCTCACCAGCTGGTTTCAATAGAGGTAATGTTAGAGGCGCAATTAAACTGTCATATAACCCTAAAAAATCTGAAAGAGATCAACTTTATAGAGCAAGAGTTAATCCTGTTGTAGATTTCCCCGGTCAAGGTGTTGTTCTGTTCGGTGATAAAACTGCTCTGGCAAAACCCAGTGCATTTGATAGAATTAACGTAAGACGGTTGTTCTTGGTTCTTGAAAAAGCAATTGCAACCGCTGCAAAATTCCAACTCTTTGAGTTCAACGATGAATTTACAAGAGCATCATTCAGAAATATGGTAGAACCATTTTTACGGGATGTTCAAGGTCGTAGAGGTATCTTTGACTTTAAGGTTGTTGCTGATGATTCAAATAATACTGGTGAGGTTATAGATAGAAATGAATTTATTGGTGATATCTATATCAAACCAGCAAGATCAATCAACTTCATTACTCTAAACTTTGTTGCGGTTCGTACTGGTGTAGAGTTTAGTGAAGTAGTAGGTAAATTTTAAGGAGTAGCTTCACATGGCACAGATAGATGATTTTAAAGCAAATTTAATTGGTGGAGGTGCTCGGGCAAATCAATTCAGAGTTACTATCACTCCACCTTCTGGGATTGGAACTGGATTAGATGTTCGTAGAGCCTCATTCTTGGCAAGAGCATCTAGTCTTCCAGCGCAAACTTTAACTGAAATTGCAATTCCCTTCAGAGGAAGGCAAATTTATATTGCTGGAGACAGAACTTTTGATGATGCTTGGACAACTACATTTATGAATGATACAGACTTTGGTATCCGTAATTCTATGGAGTTGTGGATGAACGGTATCAATGATCTTGCAGAAGGAACGGGAACAAGCGCCCTTGCAGATTATCAAACCGATTTGCAAGTTGAGCAGTTAGATAGAGATAATACAATTCTCAAAACTTATATCTTCAGAAGTGCATGGCCAACAACGCTTGCAGCAATCGAATTAAGCTCTGATCAAGCAGATGCTATTGAAGAGTTTGAGGTTACTTGGAGATATCAACATTTTGAGGCTTCTGGCGTAAACTTCTAATTCTTTACCTACTAAATATAAGGATTAGTGGGAGTTATTATGGCTGAACTTTTTGGTTTTAAAATTAGTAGAAAAAATGAGGAGGAGGGTGTTGTAACTTTTATAAGCCCTTCCTCTGATGATGGCACTATCGATATTCCAGGCGGAGGATTTTATGGTTCTATCTTGGATACCGATGGCCGGGATAGAGCTGATACTGATTTAATCAGGCGTTATCGTGATATAGCACAACAGGCAGAATGTGATACTGCAATTGAAGACATTGTTAATGAAGGGATTGTATCTAACGAAAGCGATATATCTGTTCAAATTGAATTAGATAATCTACCCTACCCAGATAGAATTAAAAGAAAAATCAGAGACGAATTTGATGAAGTTTTAAGACTTCTAAAATTTGAAGAAAAGGGCCATGATCTTTTTCGTAGATGGTATGTGGATGGCAGAATTTATTTTCATAAAATCATTAACACTACAAATCCTAAAAACGGTATTGTAGAACTTCGATATGTTGACCCAACTAAAATCAAAAAAGTTAGACAGATTGAAAAAGAATTAGATCAAAAAAGTAGTATAGAAAAAATAAAAAAGATTGAAGAATTTTATTTATACAATGATAAGGGGGTTGAAAATACTGGGACAGGAGGTCTTCATGGACCAAATCAAGGGATTAGAATATCACCAGATGCTGTAACTTATGTTTCATCAGGCCTGATAGATGGAAACTCTGGTCAGGTCATGTCTTATCTTCATAAAGCAATTAAACCTGTAAACCAATTGAGAATGATAGAAGACTCTCTAGTAATCTATCGTGTATCGAGGGCACCAGAACGCAGAGTATTTTATATTGATGTTGGTAATTTACCAAAAGTAAAAGCAGAACAATATCTTAAAGACGTTATGAATCGTTATCGTAACAAGTTAGTGTATGATGCGTCAACTGGTGAGATTCGTGACGATAGAAATCATATGAGTATGTTGGAAGATTTCTGGCTCCCACGGCGAGAAGGTGGTAGAGGTACAGAGATTACAACACTGCCCGGTGGACAGAATCTTGGTGAGATTGATGATATCGTTTATTTTCAAAGAAAACTTTTTAGGTCATTGAATGTTCCTATCTCAAGACTAGAAGCAGAATCTAATTTTAGTTTGGGTAGAACCACAGAAATTACTAGAGATGAACTTAAATTTACTAAGTTTGTTCAAAGAATTAGAAAGAAGTTTACGCCTCTATTCACTGATATTCTAAAAACACAACTTCTATTAAAAGGAGTAATATCTTTAGATGATTGGAAATTGATGCAAGAACATATTCAATATGATTTCTTGGCTGATGGACATTTTGCAGAATTGAAGGATAGTGAACTTCTTAATGAAAGACTAAATAATTTAGGGACCATTGAATCATACATTGGTACATTTTTCAGTAAAGAATATGTAATGAAGAAGGTATTGCGTATGACTGATAATGAAATGGATGAAATGCAAAGACAAATCAGTAAAGAAGAAGATATTGAACCAGAGGATGGTGGTATTGATATTCCACAAGATACAGATGGCATTACACGATACCCATCACAAGGTGGCACTCCTATACCTCCAGACGATGTTGCTAAATATGATGGCCAAGAAGTAGATGATGAGGAGAAATAAATGACTAGAGAAATAATTGATAGTATTGCAATGGGATCAAACTTAGAAGCTGAAGCACAGTTTGACGACTCTATGATTAATAAGGTTGGTAAAGCTTTAGAATCAAAAAGAAAAGAGTTGTCAAATACCTTTGTGAACCATGAGGTTAAAAATGAAGAGAATTGATGAACTTTATCAAAATATAGTTTTTGAGAGAGATGAACACAAAAAATCAACGGAGTACAAGAAATTGTCTCCAAAGATGCGAGATGCTATCGATTCTATCTTTAAAATTATGGATGATAAACCTTCAGATTTCCTAAATACTTTTGAGAAAACTATAAAAGAAGTATCAAAAAAATTTAAAGTTACTGAAAAAGAACTTATGAATTATTTTGAAAAAGAAATGTTAGCGATATAGGAGTAGGAAATGTCATTCAAAACATTAAGAGTTGCTGGAACAGTAACCGCAACACAGACTGCCGATGATGCAGCACATGAAGCCATCATTGGCAAATTATCCCCAGCTTCTTCATATAGAGTGACAGAGTTTGGCGGTCAAGATGCTCTTTTTCTTATTTCAGATGATTATCCTACGGTATCTTCCACAAATGGATTTTATTTGAAAGCAGGGACTACAACAACAGTGGTTCCTGACGTAGAGCGAGCATTACGATTTGCTTCTGGAGTTCCTATTGCACAAAACAGCGAAGATGATACAAATGCTAATGCAATTTTGTTAGAATCTGGAACAGTAGATGCTCCGGGCTTTCTTCTCTACGATAGAGCCGAAACTGAATTCCGTATTTCAGTGATCAATGAAACTGCTAGTAGTGATTGCGCTGTTTACGTTGAAGAAGTTGTTCTAGGTCATGCAGGAGTATGATGGTTATGAAACTAATATCAGAAGCTATTGAAACAGTAGAATACATTCGTGAAGAAAAAGAAAACGGTGAGAAATCGTATAAGATTCGTGGTATCTTTATGCAAGGGGATATCAAAAACCGGAATGGTCGAGTGTATCCTATGGAAATACTCTCAAAGGAAGTTATAAATTACAATAGAAAATTTGTAACTGAAAAAAGAGCATATGGTGAGTTAGGCCACCCAGATGGTCCCACTGTAAATTTAGAAAGAGTTTCACATCTTGTTACGGAGTTATATCCAGAAGGCAAGAATATTATGGGTGAAGCTCGAATATTAGATACTCCAATGGGAAAAATCGTCAAAACTTTGATGGACGAGGGAACAAAATTGGGAGTATCTTCGAGAGGTATGGGAAGCTTGGACGAGAGGGACGGTGCCAAGTATGTGAGAAGTGACTTTTACCTTGCAGCTGCAGCAGATATTGTTGCTGATCCTTCTGCGCCTTCAGCATTTGTGCAGGGCATAATGGAGGGGAAAGAATGGGTTTGGGATCATGGTTCGTTAATTGAAGCCCATGTTGCAGAGGTAAAAAGAAGTTTTGATGTTAAGAAACGTCAAAGACAAGCAAATGAATCGGCGTTAGCTTTTGCTAAGTTCCTCAAAAAGTTATAATTTATAAATATATTTAATAAAAAAAGGAGACTTCCTATGTCTGAATTAGACCAAACGATTGAGGAACTAGAAGCAGAGGTTCTGGCGGAACTTGAAGAAGCAAGTCAGCCCGATGATTCTGGCGTTCCATCAGAGAAAGACGATAAGAAAAACGAAGCCGATGACCTTGGTGATGCCAAGGAAGTTGGTAAAAAAGCTTCTGCTGCTGCTAAAAAAGCATCTGATGCTAAAGCAAAACCATCTGATGCAGCAGAAAATAAGATGGAAGCAACCCATGAGGATGAAGAAATGGAAGAAGACGAAGAAATCATGTCTA